TTTGTATAAGCTGCACGTGCCTACAAAATAAAAGATTAAAAAGAATATAAATATTTTCAAGTATTTCAATAAACCCAAGAGTTAGGTCTCATTTCGAAACCATCCTCTGATCCGAGTAAATCAATGTGAATGAAACTTTTTGATATTCCTAAACCTGTAACTTTATTGGTAAAGTAATCAATGAATCGTTTTCGTTCTTGACCGTTTGTTACAAATAAATCTATTGCTTTGCCTGTCGTGTGTGGTCCATTTTTTCCAGTTTTGGAAATATTATAGTTATGTTCTGGACAACGATAACCAGAGGATACAACTATTGGACCAAGTTCATTCCTGGCTTCTTGTAATAGATTCATCAAATCAGTATCAATTTTTAATTCTTTGCAATGACTACAGCTTAGTTCTTTTGGCTTGAAGTTTTCCCAGCTCTCGTTCCAATCGCCAGGTTCTCTTATTAAGATTGACATAGAAATTTTTAACTCCTAGTTTTTTCTGTAATGCTGTTAATTTTCTAGCTTTGTGTGATCGTTCTCTATCGGATTTGGCATCATAGAAAGTAACCTCGCCACTCTTTATATTAACGGTAATTATATCTATTGGTCCAATTCCAAATGTATTACTGAAAATTAAATGTTCATCATCCAACAATTCAAGCATTGCTTCTAAGTGAGCTGCAATACCTTTGTTGTAATACTTCACTTAAAATTGAAATAACCTAATACACCTATAACTAAAGCGCCTAACGCCATTAACACAGCTACTCCGCCTTTTCCTTTGGAAACATCTTCGGTAAGTTTGGAAACTTTTTTATTAAGATCTTCAATAGACCGAACTAATTGCCTCATTCGTTCTGCACATAGCTTTTCATGTGAAGATAAACGATAACCTATTCCAATAGCAGCAACGCTGCTTTTCTTTTTAGCCATAGTTAAATCCTTGTTGAAATTTAATTAAAAATTATTCTGGTTTTGTTGGATAGGTAACACTCTCAACATCTTCAACAGTTGATAAGCCACTTGGCAAATCTCTTAATGCTTGTCGGTAAGTAGTCATATCTTCTGATATGGTTACATCTGACAAAGCATAGAAATCCGTTGCCGATAAAAGTTGAGTTCTTCGTTGCCTTAAATCTGCAATCTTACGATCAAAAGCACCAGCTTCCCAAGCCGCTTCTTCTGCATCTCTTGCAGTTTCTTCAGCTTCTGTGAACTGAACCTTGTTTCCGTTTATGTTATGAAATCTTGGCATTTTTTTATATATCTCCTTTTTAATTAGTTATTAACCTATTCCAAATAATTTTATTTTTCCTGAATCTATATCGCCTGATGCAAATTTAAACTGAATTGCATCTACGGCACTTGTAGTATTTCCGTAACCAGCCACAAAATCTTGTCTTGATGAACCATTACCTATCATATTTTGTACATTTGAAATAAAATGTTTGACAAATGTTGTATTAGATGGATCAAATAAGTGTAAAGTTCCTGAACAAGATGAATCATTATCATCACCAACTGATCCTGTAAGAATTTGAAAATCTGTAGATTCTGCTAAATCAGAACCTGTTTTATAATCCAAACTTGTTGTACTATCATCTTCAGGATGCCAAGCTCTAAAAAGAGTAGTCGTTTTAGTTACATTATAATTTGATCCACCATCAATACTTAAATTAAAAGAAAATGATACATTGTGAGTTTCTGGGTGCATATTATAAAACTTAAAAATATACTCATCATAAGTACTGTCTAAAACTACGTCACTAGCTCCATCAACAAAGCTAATAGTTGCATCAGAAGAAGCGGTTATTGTCTTAATTAAAGTCCAAGCACCACCACCAGCCGCCGCTTCAAAAGCTGGAGGTTGTCCAGCACCAGCAGAAGTTAAAACCTGTCCATCATCACCAGTTGCTATCGCTACTGGATCGCCGCTTGCATCGTATGAAATTATATTACCATCAGTTCCTCCAGCCATGTATGCCAAAGTAACTGCATTGTCTTTAATGGAAACCGCTCCTGAGCTAACATCAAAATCTGATGAATCAAAAGATGCAATACCTTTATTGGATGTATCGGCATCGCTTCCAGCGATTGTTACTGTATCTGTCGCTCCACCAGTTGTTGTTATTCCAGTACCAGCCGCAATCGTTAAAGTATTTCCATCGGTTAAAGTTTGATTTGATCCTGACGTTCCAGCCAAAGTTAAACTCGACATTGATCCAGAACCATCTTCTCCACTATATTGAAAGTGAACGCCAACTCCATCGCCATCTGAAAATGAACCAGAACTAACAACGTGAGTAACTGGTACTTTTGAATATCCTGTAGCATCTGTAACACTTCCACTTACTTTGAAAACTGCATACGTTGATGCTGTTCCTTCTTTAGTTATAGTTACAATTCCTTTTGCTGTTGAGTTAGTTACAACATCCCAAGTGTCTACATAAGGCTGTATATTTGCTGATGCGTCATCAGCATCATCGACGTATAACACAGTTGCACTTGCTATCGTTGCGTGATTCCATGCTATTTTTCCAGCACCATTGTCTGCATCGGCTGTTGAATTATCCCAAGTCATAGAGAGTTGAGAGTTTGTTCCACTTGCTCCTGTTGAACCAGTCGATCCTGTGCTTCCAGTTGAACCAGTTGATCCTGTATCGCCTTTTAATCCTGTTCTTGTAAAGTGAACGGATAATTCGTCTGCTGCTGAAAAAGTATTGTTTGATGCTAAATGAACAACGGTAATTTTATTATATCCGCTTTGATCAGAAACAGCCGCAGTGATTTTAAATCTTGCATACGTTGTTATGTCATTAATATCTGTAATGTGCAGATAGCCTTTAATTGTAGAAGTTGATCCTCCCCAAGTCTGAACATCTGCTGCTGTTGATCCTCCATCAGCATCGGCATCATCTATATAAATTTCTGTAACAGAAGCATAGGTACCGTGATTCAGGCGTAAATCTCCTGATCCTGGATCTGCGTCTGTCGTACTTGTATCAAACGTATATCTGTATCCTGGAATTGCTCCATCTTCTCCAGAAGGAGTAAAGGATAGAAAAACTTTATCTTCATCCGTTAAGGATCCAGCGCCATCAATAAATGTTAATGGAATTTTTGTATAACCTGTGGCATCTGTAACCGCTGCATTAACACGATAAACATTCCAAACACCTAGATCACTTGCTTTGTGTATTTTTACTCTTCCTCTGTTTGTTGCGTTTCCTGAAACGTCATCAAAACTTTGTACCCATGCGGATACATCTGTTGCGTTATATTCAAGATCATCAACATACATATTGGTTGCGGAACTTGGCGTAGCGTTATCCAAACGGAGAAAGCCTCCACCTGGATCGGAATCTGTTGTAGTTGTTGAATATTGGAATAAAGCTGAATCTCCACCGACAGGATTAAAATCTGCAATGGTTGTTAAGTCTCCAGAACTATCAAATCCAATTGCTTTGTTTGCTCTGTCTGTTGCAGATGTTGTAAATTCAGACGAAGTAATCGTATTCGTTCTTGATACTTTAAAGCTTCTATCAATCTGTTCTTGTAATTCCTGAGCTATGGATAAATTTTTATCATAAGCGGTTTCCAAACTATTAGCTGGCATTGGATCGTTTTCAATTAAATCCAGAGCCTGAGTTTGAGTAGTTGATCTTCTTAAAACTAAGGTTTCGCCAGTAGCCGGAGCTGTAACCATTGTTACGGTTCCAGAATCATCTCCTACACCTGAAACGGTGTAGTGTGTTGTTTTAGTTTTTACAGTTTCGTTTCCATCGCTATCTCTTATGATAACCTGGATAAAATCTTCATCGGCAACTTTAAAATTATAAGTGAATGCCGTAGTTGAATCATTGCCTGAATAGCTGTCTTTAATTGTTGTTGTTGATATTGTCATTATTGATTACTCCAATGTTTCGTAGCCTTTGGATGTACAAAACCCAAATTATCTTCGATTAATGGTTTTCCTCCTTGTTCTGATAGTATTTTTTTATTTTTAATTTCGTCTCCTCTTATTTGTAAATTTTCTAAAAATCCGTATTTTTCATTTAACAATTGATCTTTTGCATCTGATCGTGCATCCGATAAAGCTTTGGTAATTAATTTCTTTTTAACGATTTCTTCTGTTTCAGGTTTCCATAAAGGATTTTTAAAAACTTCATTTTTCATTCTGTTTACAAAATTGATTCCAGCGTTTTTTTTATAGAATCTTAATTCATCGGATTTCAAAGGTATTTGAACACTCATGCCATTTGCATAAGTGTATTCAATATTATCTTTGATTGGTCTTATGTTTGGCATGACTTCTTCAACCGCTCTTGATACGTCTGTTTTTTTAATGAATGAAAGAAAACCAAATTTTTCTATTCGGTTTCCGTACATATCGTAATCCCACTCCAGGTTTTCTTCGTTAATATTTCTGAGCATAAACTCATCCCACTCTATGAATATCTTTCGATAATCATCGTTAAGCCAATCAATTTTTCCTTCTTCAAAAGTTGGAGCGTTTTTTCCAACCCATTTAAAAAGACCTGGAACGAATGCAGATGAAAATTTATTCCACCATTTTTGCGCACCTTTATTGGACCTATCTCCAGCTAAAAATTTTCCTAAATTACTTGTATCCTTAGCCAGGTTGGTAACACCCATTAAGAATGTGCTGTTTGAAAGCAGTTCTCCATATCCATAAGTCAAAGCAAACAGATGAGATGCTAAAGCTTCTGGATCCCCACCTGAATGCAAAACCAAATTAAGTGCCTGACCACTATTTGCTGCATTTGCAATCAACAGATTAATTGGATCAAGACCAGTCAGATTAATCTGCACAGACTCATTTTCTCCAATCGGTAATCTTAAAGAATTTGGCTGATAGCCAAAACCTTTCATTAATTCGTATTTGCCGCCTGTTGTTGCTCCTGGAATTTGAATGTCCGTTCCTGAAGCTGCTCCAAAATATCCAGCCGTTCCCGCTGCCATATAAAACATATAGCCTAGCTGTAATCGTGTTTTAGCCATTTGCGCTCTTGCACCGCCAGCAGCAATTTCAGCACTATACCGAGATACTAAACTTGCCAAAATTGGTGTACGTTCAGTAACAAAACTAGCAATGTTGGTTGGTGTCTGTACAAAAGGTAAATAATAATTTGCAAGCCAACTCATATAGCTTGATTTAGTTTTTCCTTTTTGTATTAAATTTCCAAAACTTGCTAATTTATTTCCAGGTTGTTTACCTAATTTAGTTTGATAGGTAACATAGTGAGCTGCATCGTAAGCCACCTCTTGCATTGCTTTTGTTGGATTAACAACACGATCAGCAATATAAGCTGCAATATTATTTTGTTTAAGCCAGCCTTCTCTCCACATCTGTAAAGCTTCTCGATATGCCGTTGCATAAAGTTCAGAGCGGTATTCCTGGTTTTTAAACCAGTTATCCATCACCGTTAGGAAACGTGTTGGAACTCTTCCTAAAGTTAATAGCTGACCAATGGAATCTATGGTTGTTGCACCAAATTTATTTCCAACACTAAAATTTTCTGCTGTTAGTTTTTTTCCGTGCAGTTCTATTTTTGATGTTCCTCCAAAATTGGAGGCTATGTTTTGATCAAACTCTTTGAAAAATTTTGCAAAACCTTTTGTTCTAAATGCTTCGGCTATGGCTTTTTTCATTTCCTG